ATGAATGTCCTGATGGAAAGTCTCATATGTGCGATATGTCGAGGGGTCCTGATAGTTCGCCAGTTCTTTTCCGCTCGGGTCTCTGATGCGGAAGTCAATGGCGCTGCTGGTCCGATGCGGACCTTGATCCTTTCCGCTTCTTTGTCCTGAATAGGCTTCGACGGTATAGCCTTCCGGCAAATATTGCGAAGCAGTTCTGGCTGCAGACAACAAAGTCTCACGGTTGGGATCACCGCCGCCCTGGTAATTCCCCACGGCACTGAGACGCGCCGAGCCTGCTACAGCCGGAGAGCCCCCGCCCGCGCTTTGTACTGATGGATCGTAGGGCGTATAGCCGCCCCCACTGGCAACGCTAGTGGCGGCGGGAGTGCCGCCATATCGCGCGGTTTCCTTCGCCAGCTTGGCGCCCCACCCAGCTTCAAAGCTCTTGACCGTTTGCGGACCGCTCATCCCAGGATACGGATTCCCTTTGATGTTGGTCATGGTCCCGCGCGTATAGAATCCCATCCCCTGCTGATGGACCATGTAAAGCTCGGTCGCGCTCGGATCGCGCCCGAATCTTTTCTTGAACTCATCACGATGTGCCGCGGTCATTTTCGCCATGGCCGTGGCGTTGTCGCTAGCATTGTAGATGTCGCCTTTGCCGTACTTGGCCCACTCTTCACGACCGATTTGGAACAGGCCTTTGTATTGCGTTTTGGCGTTCCGATTGGAACCGGGCGACATATCGCTCTCAATCGACGCCATGCCCCGCATCATGGCGGGATCAAGGTTGTGAGCCTTAGCCGCCTCGTCGATTGCGCTTAAGGTGCCGGCTGAAGCCTTGCCGCCGCCACCACCAGAGATGGGCTGATACCCTGTGGCGCCGCCTCCAGCACCGCCTTGGCGGCCCGCGCCGGTGCCGCCTGGGCCACCGAGGGTGCCTTCCGGCAATTGGCCGCCGCCGAGACCACCGCCACCACCACCGCCACCGTGGCGGCCCAGACCGCCGAGGAGACCGCCGCCACCACCACCGCCGCCGAGAAGAGCCCCCAGGCCGCCGCCGCCGCCGCCGGCACCCCCGAAGAGAGCACCGAGACCGCCGCCACCGTGGCGGCCCAGACCGCCGAGGAGACCGCCGCCACCACCACCGCCGCCGAGAAGAGCCCCCAGGCCGCCACCGCCGCCGCCGGCACCGCCGCCAAGAAGACCACCGAGGACGCCGCCCAAACCGCCGCCGCCGCCAACGGACGCAGGGCCAATTCCGAGACCCGGCGCGAGGCCACCCATGCGAGCAGTCACCGAGCCGCTACCGACGCCGCGTTGCAAAAAATCGTTTAGCTTCTTCATCTCCTCGACGAGCTTCTCAGTTTCCTGCACCTGCCGCTTCATCAGATTGACGCCCTCAGCGGGCTGAACCATTTCGCCGGCATGAAGCATCGCGAACTGATCGCGAGGGATGAAGCCGCCTTTCTGGTGCTGCGGGATGTCGCCGATGCCGGCTTCGGGATTGTGCTCCTCCTCGTGGTCCTGCAACCCGGGCCTGATACGACCGCCTGGCCGGGACTGCGTGCTTGTCGCCGGCTCGGTCTTCTTAGGCAGAATCTCCCGCAACGCCTCACCGAGGCGGCCGCTCCGCAACGCCTCGCCAAGGCTGGAGTCCTCGCGGGGCGTGCGTGGATGGGCCAGCGGCAAACGTCCGCCTGGCCGGGCCTGCGTGCTCGTCACCGGCGGAGGCGGTGGCGTCGTTGCCCACTTTTCTAGACGCTCGATAATCGGAGCAATAACGTTGAGAAAACTTGTCTTCCACTTTTCGGCTATATCGTCCCATCTATGGCCGATCCTTATAGTGACCGCCTCAAATCTTCCTGCCGCCGCTGTCAATTCATCCATCTCTTTAACGCGGTCTTCCGATACCGTCTTAAATTTCTGCCCAACCGCAGCAACCGCGGAAAGCTCACCGGCTCCCAATGCGTCCAACATCTCTCTCGCATATGTTGCGCCTTTCCTCTCTCCCCACTTCTTGCGAATATTCTCTATCTTCTCCATGAGAGAATTCATTGCCTGCTCTACCGGCATGCCTCTCAGGCTCTCTATCCACTCCTGCATTTCCTGCGCATGGGCGTCCCCGGCTTCTTTTATGAGTTGCTGGCGCTTCGGGCTGCCAACTTCCAGGAGTTTAGTAATATTGTCATTGAACGATCGAACAACAGCGGCCGCCCTTCCTGGGTCGATGTGCGCGAACTCGAATGTCTCTTTAATACTTTTCATCTGCGCAGAAGAAATTCCGGCGTCTCTAGCTTCGCGTTTAAGATCTACCAGCCCGGCAGCGAATTCTTTCAGATTGCGTCCGCCTTCACGAACAGCAAGGCCTAGCCCCACCACCCCAGTGGCGATACCTCCAATGCCCGTGATGAACTCCGGGATAATTTTTTTGCTGACGTCCGCGAGATCCTCACCAAAGGGCTTTATATGCTCACGCATCTCCTTGACGCGTTGAGTCCCAGTACGCAGCGCGTTCGCAGTCTCGCTGCTTCCGAGACTTTGCAGCTGGCCGCGAATGCGAGCCAGCTGCGGCGTCGCATTATCGACGAGATCGACAGTCAAGCGTAGGGTTTCGTCAGCCATCGTCTTCCGGCGGCTTCATGCGCTCGATGATCTGCTGCGTACGCCTCATGTGCGTCTGCACGGCAGAGATCGGCATCGCGAGAAAATGTTCGGGGGATTGATGGTACCAGCGAGCGAGCCAGTAGCAGTCGAGGACAAGGTCCTCGGCCGCGTTTACCAAGCTAACGCTGGTTCGGGCAAGAAAAAAGTTCGCAGTCTATAGGCGCAGGAATTCCAGTCCCGTGGGTCCATTTTGTCGAGCATGGGCGAGAGCACGCCCGAGAGGTTGGCCATGATTAGGGTCATCTTCCGCTCGTCGATCACCGCCTCATAATCGTCCGTCAAGCGCACCGGGTTGCCGTAACGATTGATGTCGCCGGCCGTCGGTTCCCGGAACGTTAGTTCCTTCAGCTCTCGATCATTCTGATCGCGGATTGGCTTATGGACCAGCTTTACTTTGATAGGCCACGTCTCCTTGTACTCCTCCACTTTAGGCGCAGGCGGCGGAGACGGCTCGGGTGCTGGAGCCGCCACCGGCTGTGGCGCCGCTGCCGGCTGCGAAGCCACAGGATCGCTGCGCTGGAACCCTTCTCTGGCAACAGGTGCATTCATTTAAAACCCTCCATTCCAATCGTTACCACGTTCCTTCCTGGCACGTGATGCCTTCCCAACGAACCCTGGTCTGGCCGTCCCTGGTGTTGACCTCGAGGCCGGCCTTGCAGACGGCTTGGCCAAGAGTGTATTGCTTCTGATTGGCCAGCTGGGCGATGACTGTGACATTGACCTGAGCCTCAAGGTCCAGGATATTGAGGTTAGGCACCGTCGAGATATCTCCCTCAATGTACGGCACACGGGGCAATTCCTGATAACCATGGATACCATCCTGTCCCGCTAGCATTGTTCTCTCGACGACGGTCGGCGAGACCGTGAAGTTACCGCGCAGCGCCATCTGATTGTTATCCACCATCAGAAAGGCTATGCCAGCAATTCGAACTGCCATGACGATTTCTCCTTCTTATAATTACCCGAACGACGGCAAGACGCCCGTAACGCCGACCGGGCTCCCGGCGGTGATTAACGTGTCGAGACCTCGATCGTACTGGAGCCTGAACTGCGCCAACACGGCGAAGATACGCAGCTGATTGATCAGATCGGGCGGATACAAGACATTCACCCTGTTCGGATCGTTCGGATCACGCTCGACCAGAAGATTCTGCTGGAACGCGTTTGCATTTTCGACGAGCCCATTGAACTCGTCGATGAAGTACTGGGAGATCAGCTCGCCACGGATGATGCCGGGAGTTACAATCGCCTGTCCGGGACCGAATCTCGTCCCGTCATCTGCAAGCTTGACTCTCGCATACTTGCTGGTGATTGCCTGGCGCTGATTACGCAGCAGCTTGGCAAGGGTCGCGAGCGTAGTCACAAGCTCGTAGGCGTCGTCGCTCTGACCGTAGAGATTGCGCTGATAGGTCGTCGATTCCCGGGCTATCATCGGCTGATTGTCAGACCCGGCCTTCTGAATCGCGATGCCGTTCGAGGCAAGGCCGTTCAGCTCCACGAAGTCAAAACGCGATTGGAGTGGAGCCGACTTGATCTTATTGAGCGATAGCGTCTGCAACGGCCGGGCAGGGTCATTGACCAGGGCCCTCTGCGCCTTGGCCGTATAGGCGGCGGCCCACTCGAAGCATGGCGAGGGGGATGCGACTTCCATGCCCATCGCCGATATCGTGCCGAAGTTCTGAGTGTCTCCCCACGTCACCAGGGCCGAATAGGTGCCTCGTTTGGCCGTAAAGACATGGCCGAACAATTGTCGCTGCCATCCCCATCGCCCGGTGTCGGTAAATCCATATTCCTGGTCCCATGCGAGTATGCTGGTGCTGTCTGTATACGGCATCGCGACATATTCGAATGGCTGATCACCCATGGCGCTGATGGTCGCCGTAAAATCAGGCACACCAGCGCCGCCGGAAAGAATGCCGGTAGCGGGCAACGTCAACTCGAGGCCGGGCGGCAGGATTTCGCCGCCAATCGTGCCGTAATAGTTCGTACTCACCGTGATGTCATTGCCGTTGACGCCCTTCCAAAGGCAGTGGAGGGTCACGGTGGCCGTGGCTGCCACGGCCGCCACCGGCAGATCGAATACCACATTGATCGCGGCAGCGATGTTGCTCGCTATCATATCAACCGTGTCAGTCGCCCCGACGTTGACCGGAATGTGAATGCCGCCAATGTATAGATGGATGGTGCCGGCGTCGGTCGGCGGAGTCGTAACCGTGATGGTTCCGCTTGCTGCCGTTCCCCCCGTCGGCTCGCCCACGCCAACGCCCCACACCTCATTGGAAAAGTTGTTGGCAAAGAACGCAGTGAACATGCGGCTGATCTCGGAGCCCTGCCCCCAGTGAGCGTCAGCCTGCGCCTGAGATCCCACCGCGACCGGCACCTCCAGATCCACATCGCCTCCAGCCAAGGCGGTGCCGACGATCAACGCACGCAGCCCGAGCTGAGGAAGGCCGGCCATCGATGGGTCGACTTCGACCCAATACAGCGGGACTTTTATGTCGGACGGAATCTGACTGAAAGATATGGGCATTTTTATTTCCTTTCGGGTTCTTGCTTTAAGACGGCTGCCGTGACCTTCCGTTGCCGCCGTCGTCCTCGACAGTCACATCGCCTTCCGCGATCCGCCTTCTGGTGAACCTATCCAGCGGCCACTCGACGGAGCCCTGTTCGGGAAATCTGATTCCGCTCGGGTGCTTTATGATCTGGCGGAAATCCTCGTTGGCCGGAAGCACGCGCACCCGCGGCGGTTTGGGCGTGATCTTTTTGAGCCGCTCCTTGCGAGCCGCGAGATATTTCTGACGGATTTGCAACCCAATCGTCGGTTCGTCATTCATGGCGCCTTCTCCTTTTTTCCACCCTGCAACTCGTACTCGATGATGATGCGCTGCACCTGGTCAGAGGGCGGCACCCCATTCGCGTAGTTGTCCGTGATAGGCACTACTTCTTCGTGGATGCGGAGCAGCTGATCGGTAATGACCGGATCGAACATGGTTCGATACCTCACGGTCGCGATGTACTGCATCTCGCCCATCGGGATTTCCCGCTTCCCGATTACGCCCCAATTATGAATTCTGGTTCCGCGCATGACGCCCTCGATGAGAGCGCCGTTATTCATGTCGCTCTGCCAGAAGTTCGTCAGCTTGGCGTCACACCAGAGCCCGTTCATGATCGCCCAGAAGGCGGCATCTAACTTGAGTTCGGAATCGACGGGATCATTGTTCTCGATGATCACCTGCCAGCCGATCTTGAGATCGTTGATAAAGCGTATGTCGCCCGCGTTGGCATCGCCGTCGGGCGGCATATCCTCGCCGATGATGTAGACGCCAAGATAAGGCAGTAGCGGTTCCTGGATCGGCAGCTGCTTGCTGCGCCTCGCCTTAAAGCCGGCGAAAAACGGAAGCTGCACCGTCTTCGCAAACAAGGTGTCGCGAATGGTCTGCGAGTAGCTCTGCACAACCGTCATGGCACCGCGGTCACCAGCTTGCGCAGAGCAAGCGTCGTCTCCCCGCCGCCGTTGCGCGTCACCGACTCGACCTCAAACGGCCCCTCGGCCGGCACCATGTTATCCGCCGGTATCGTCAGCTGGTCGGCCTGTTGCGGCGGGATCGGAAACTCGCTCTCCAGAATATCGAGCGTCATCCGCTGAGCGACGAACAGCGAACCATCCTCGAGCACCTCCTCGAGCAGATCGCAATGCCAGATGCCGCGCGCCGCCACACTGCCCGCGCCTGGCTGCGACACGATCGGAGTGAAGGTGAAAGGTCGCGCCCACTGGGCGAAATTCGGCGCGTATATCATCTGCTCGAAATTCAAGCCCACATCAGACCTCGTAGCGAATGAAATGCGAAAGCACCTGCATGAGCGGACTATCCATTCCAGCCGACTGCCCCGCCTGGCCCATAGCCGCCGCCAGAATTTTCGCGGGATCGTGAAACGAGATGCGCGCTTCCTTATGCGAGAGTTGATGAATGCCGCCGATGGTTCCCAGCGACGCAAGCAAACGCGACTGCAAATTTAGAATAGCGAGCGCATGCTTGAGCGCGCCAGGGGCCTCATCCGGAAGATTGAAGCCGCCCCAATAGGTGATCGTGACAGGCTCGCCCGCCGCGACCCCAAAGAACGACACCTTGCCGGAATCCTCCTCGAGTTCCCAGTTGTCAGGGGAAACCGGCGTTTCCACCGACTCCACCGCCTCGATGTCCGCGTGCTTGACGGGCCAGTGGGATAGAAATACGCGATTGCCGCCGTTAAGCTCGCGCCAACTTTCGCTGACCTCCTCGCGGGCAAACACCCGGTTGCAAAGACGCGAGATGGTGGCGGAGTTGATATCGATGAAAAGCGCGAGCTGTGCGTCATCACTGGTGTCGGTGAGCGAGATGCCGAGCATCTGCTTCGCCTCGTCCAGCGTCATCAGATCGAAATTGGTCGCAGGCGTCAGCACCTGGACGTTACGATCTGCCATTTACCACCTTATCTCGCCCAGCAATGAAGTAAGCCGATCCCACAGCACATGTTGCAGCTCCGGCCGCAGGATCGGCTTGGTCACGCCGCGGCGTGAAGCGATATGCTTGCGGCGCAATCTCATCGCGACCTTCTTTCGGTGCGCCATCTCGCGCTGGGAGTGCGGGAGGATGATCGTATAGTAATGCCGGTTGCGAACCCTCGAGCCTTTGCGCCCGGCGCGCTTGACCCACGGGTTTTTCTCGTGAACATCCTCGGCTTCCCAGTTGAAGAACTCCTGCGGCACGTCATGACGCAGCTTCGCAATCTGTTCCCGCATGTGCTTGAACCGCGCGGCGATAGCATCCATGCCGGACGAGCTGATCTCGAGCATTATTCCGTCTCGTCTTGGAATTGCTTGAACAGGTCACGAAGCTCGAGCATCTGACCATGGCTGCCGTCTGACATGATCGGCATCACGGCGTAGCTCTCACGGTCGACATTCCAGCTCGTGATCCTCG